AATAACTAATGGAATTACTGTCGTGTTTAAGCCAACAATTTGAAATGCTGGGTCAGTAGTAAAATCATCTCTTACTGTTACTGGCGCTCGTCCAAAAGTACCGTGATTAAATAATTCAAGATTTTTATTAAATTCAATAATTGGTCGTACTGCCTGATTTTCTAAAGCAATACCTAATAAAGTTTTATTAAGATCATCGCGATGATACCAACGATTGTCTGTGCTCCATTCATTTCCATCCCGTGCTCCTCGCTCCATAATAATATAATCAGGATCTTTAGGAACTAATAACTGCGGATCTGGTCCATCCCATGGACCTTGATCCCAACCAATAATGTCATCCCATACAAAGCTTTCAAATGATGTTTCAACTAATAAGCTAAAGGCTACTCCAATACCAGCAACAATAAACACTCGATTACGAAACAAAAAGTCTATATCATTAGTAAATACTACCCTTAAATCATCAACAAATTCAATACCTTGGATAATAATTGGGTCTGAACTTCCAAGTAAGGAACCCATATCAGTTAAATCTGTTATACGAATAACATCTGGACCAGTATTAAACCAAAAATAGTTAGAGAAATTCATAAGTTTATCAAGATCAACAGGAGGACACCAAGAATAACTTTCAGTATCAAATAATCGATCGTGATTATTGTCTATTCCACCGCGCAATCGTAATAGATTTGCCATATCAGGATAAAACAAAATGTTTTCTGTTTCATTTATTTCGGTATTTACGTTGATAACTGTTGGTTCTAGTTGATATTCTCTTCTCTCGTTTGTTGGTTCACTAATGTAGAATTCTTTTTCCAATTTTGCATAGCTTGGAATTCTTCCAATAAAACCAGAAAGCTTTTCAGATTGTTCAGGTTGAAATAAATGATCTCCTACACCAGCAAAAAACTTTTTTATTACATCAGTATTATTAACTGCTGGTAGATGGTTAGCAACTCGCCGTCGTTCTACATCTACTTTTTTATCAACAAGTTTTGCATTTACTTTTCTTGGCACTTCGGTAGTCATTTTAATCACCAATCCTCAGAATATCATCAGAAAACGCAGCAACTATTTGTATATCAGAAACTTTTGCCGTACTAATAAACACTTCATTTGGTTCGCTTCTTACTTGGAAAAGATTACCAAACTTAGCTTCTTCATCTAATGGAACAATAACGATAGAAGATATAACAGTTGCTAATCTTTGGTGAATGAAAGCAGCAAGTTCAGTGTAATAAAATGTTTCACCAAAATCCCAATTACTAATAGCAAAAAATTCATTTGTTGCATTAATAACTCGAGCTTTTATTTCGCCATCATTAACGTCAGTGCCTCCTATCTTTGTTACTTTAAATCTTACTTGCAATTCTTCAGGTGCTTGTGGACCAAACAATAATTTATAAAATACTGGATGGAAAATTATTTCATCACTAATCATTTTGTTTTGTACTTCTTCAGCAAATAAAATTCTAAGTTGTTCGGAAGATGGCGGTACTGGTATTTCAATATTAGTTCCACTATCATCAATCCACTGTCGAATTTCCGTATCATATGATGTTGTCAATACATACATATCAATAATATTTGTTATTGCTGGATCTATTCTTCGATCCGGATTAGCAAAATGTTTCCATTGAAAGAAGAAGTTATTTCTTCCACGTCGCATAAAATATAACTCAGTGACATCTTCAAATTCGTCAACTCCAATTTTAACTCGGAAAAAGTTTCCTGTATCTCTAAAGAAAATTACATCTCCATCAGTTAGAGTTAGTGGTTCAATGGCAAATGACAGTGTTGTAGGTAATTCTGATGGAACATAAAGTGGATTTGGCGCAGGCGGTACATCAAACAGAAAATCATCAACATTAACCGCTGGAAACACATTAAATGCCTTTACAACAGCAGTTGATGGTCGAAATTCTTGGAAACCGTCCGTATTTGTAAATGCCTCCCAAAAGAGTTCTGTTTCATCTGGAACTTCATCTGGTAGCTCTAAATTAATATTATCGCCTGTTATTTTTGTGATTACCTCAAAAAATGTTGGATCATCAGGAACACCGTCCTCATCAGTATCCGTAAATGTCACCTTAATTCGTCTTGGATCAATAAATCCATCTGTTGAAACAAATACATCTTCAACATTCCAAACAAAATCCTCATTAAGTGATTCAACTGGATCAATTTCTTGAAAATCTACATCAGCCGGAGTGGGAAAAGGATTTAATTCAAATGCGGTATTAATTTTGAGTATCTTGATAAAATCTCGTATTGTTCTGCCAGTTTGCGAGTCAACAATCTTTGCACTTTCTGAATGAAAGAATCGAATTTGAGTATCACTTTCAAATATATAATCTAATCCACGGGAAATAAATCTCCAATTTGTTGGACTAAATTGTGCTCTTACTAACCAAGTTGTGTCTACATTTAATCCAGTTACATCACCAGCCGTTGCAAAATCAAATGCTTCATCCTCAGAAGCTAGATTATCGCCTGTAATGATTTTCCATGTTAATGTAGCTTGATCATATCGTAGACCAAAAATATTTTTTTGTGCTAATTGTGTTAGGATTTGATTTGTTTCTATTTCATTAAACAATGTCCTAAATGGTGGTAATATTTCCGTTAATATATCGCCATCGTCAACATCTTCAGCAAGCCTGATTGCACCATCACCATTGGATAATATTGTAATACCATCCTCAAAAATGCTTACTACTGATACTAATCCGGCATCAACAAATCTTAATAACGATCCTTCCTGGATAAAAAATTCATTGGCCGCTCCAGCATTTGTTCCTACAGTAAGTGGTACGGCAATAACACCAAGTGGTTCAACAAATAATCGTCCAGTACTGGAGTTTACGGCATCGGTTGCTTTCTTCCAAAAAGTCGTTATTGGTTCCGCATCATATGTGTCTGCAGTTATACCTAATTCTACTAATGCGTCACCAAGACCAGTTGTTCCTGCCGCTAAAAGTAATGATCCTCCTCCTTCTTTTTCTATCTGCAATCGATTTTGATCAACATGTGCTGCAACATCTGGTATAGCCTCGGCGACAATATCTGCTGCCGCATCAGCCAATGTGCTGCCGGATAGAATAACACTTGTTCCATCTACATCAATAGAATTTCCTGATGTGTAAGATGCTCCAACTGTACTCGTTGCTCGTGCTGCGAATAGTACTGGATCACTAGTGCTTGGCTCAAACCGATCATAATTGAAATAGAAAAAATGTCGTCTTTCAAGGTCTTGTACTAATGGTAAAATAATTTGATTAAGAATTTGTGAATCAGTTAATGTAGTTGGCAACGCCAATTCTTCTAATGATTGATTCTCTTCTAAATATAATATACCATCTTCGCCAAATAAATTCACATTTTGTGAAAAACCAGTTGGATCATTGATATCAATATGGCGGCTAAATCCACTATGAATTCTATTTGTTGCTTTTAACTTAGCAGCTTCAGAATTTCTTAATGGAAAGACATTATAATCTTCATTATTAACCATTCTATCTTGTGTTGAAAAAACTTGTGGTGCTCTTTCTTGAATTTGTGAAGAAGATTCAGTTGGTGAAGAGTTAGATACTTGTTCCTGTAAACTAAAAGCTAAGCTAGAGAAAAATAAAGTGTCATTTACTTTATCTCGATATGGTATGTCTAATCGAATATCACGCATTTCTTCTGGACGTATTTGATATCTTAATCCATTTGATTCTCTATACCAAATCCTAAATAATCCAGTTGGTACATTACCAAATCTACCATCCGCAAATCTAATATTAATGCTGTCATTAAGCTCAGTAATAACATTAAAAATGTTTCTTTCATTTTTTTCTAAGCTATTAAAAATAATATTGTTGCCAACTAAGGTTGGTACTCTTGTCCATTTTTCAATAATAATTCCATCACCATCGATTTCATGAACAAAAACGTCTATATCATTAATTCCGGTTCCAGCAAGATCTAAAAGTCTATTTTCGATTGGTATATCAATTTGAAAATCTTCGTTTTGTAATGTTCCTTGCTTAAATAGAAAAAAGAATCCGGTATTTTCGCTACCATTTCCTGTTCCATCATTTCTAAAAATAATATGTCGAGGATCATCAGGATCTGGTTCACGTTCAAAAAATATTTCGTTTACAGTGAAATCAGGATTGACTATTTCAAAAGTCATGACCTCTCCACCAACAGTAACTGAAAATGGAAAAACTCTATTTGCAGAAGTATCATTATTCATTTCATATAATTGAGTTTTTATTCCACCCACTAATCCATCTTTAATTGGAGTTCCAAATGGACTTATAGCTGATAATAATGAATTCATGACAAGAATAAATTGTTCAAAGAAATCTGGATTTAATGGATCATTCCAAACAATCGATTGATTAGCTAAATTAGTTCCATTACTGTCAAATATTGGTTCATTTGTTGAAATTTCCGTAATTTTAACTAATCCAGTAGCTGGAAAGTTTCTACTAGGATTGAATGAAATTAATCGTGCTAATCGAAGAATTGACTCTCTTCTTTCAGCAGTATCAAGAAAATTTTCTCGAGTATTTAGATCCATTCTAAAAGCCAATGTTTGGCCTAAATATGCTAGGAGTTCAATTAATGCTACGAATTCTGAACTTTCAATCCAATCGTTAAAATCTTCAGGAAAATTGATTCTTATGTAATCAATCATTGCTGCACGGATAGTATCGAAATCATATGATGAAAAATTAATTTCAGCAAATGCTCGATATATAACACGAAAATCTTCAGCAACAAATAGTTTTCTTTGCCTAATAGCAGCAGTCATTTTAAGTTAAATCCTCGATTATAATTGAACCTTGATTTGTTCGTTGATTCCGTCGATCAAATTCTACTTCGAAGGTGCCAAAAACACCTAATGGCTCATAAAGAACCGTTATATCTAAACGCAAACCATGTTCAAATTCCGTAATACCAATATCTTGTAATATAACTCGTGTTTCCTGAGCTATCACAGATTCAACATCTGCTATAATTGCTTCCCGAGTATCATCATCAAATGGCTCAAAAAGAAGATCCCATATAAGACTTCCAAAGTTCGGACGCATTACTCTTTCACCTCTAGATGTGTGGAAATGATTGAGAAGATCCCTTTTAACTAAGTTAATATCAAATACTTCTGTTTGTGGTCTGATGATATCAACTGAGCTGAATCCTCTAAAAAGCCTTTTTCTTACAGCTCGCTCAACCATTATAGTCATACTCCTAGATCATAATATTATCTGTAGTTATTTATGCTTTAAATAAAGTGCTATGTTATCAACATTTACCAGCAGGAGCCACTGCAAATAAAGTAGCTTCTGCTATTCGACGATTAACTAATCCTTGTATTGGAGTTAAGGTTCCGTTAACAGTAGCTTTAGTCCATCGCATCATTTGACTTGGTGCTTCAACGTATTCACCTAAATTTAATTTTTTAACAAGAGTACTATTACAAAATGCTCCACCACCAACATTGAATGCCATTGAAACTAATGCATCATATTGTTCTTGTGTTACATTTTGGGTTAAACATCCTCGAACTAGACGTTGCGTAGAATCAAGGTCTTGTAGCAAAAGATCGTCAACTTGCTCTTGGCTAATTCTTCCGTCAGCAAATGTTCCTGATGCTATTTCAGCGGCAGTAAGAAGGTGTCCCACTCCAACAGTATCAAGCCCCGCAACATCTTTATATACAGAAAGTTCATTACCTTCAAACTGTCTAATGAGATCAATTCCTTTCTGGCTGACCTGTCTTTGTACGGCTGACACCGTGCAAGCAAGATCAAAATCTAATACTGTTGGAAATTCAGGTAAATTAACAGCATTATAAAATCCATCTGTAAGTCGTTTTCCGCCTGGCAAATTTATTGAATTGGGTGATAAAGCATCTTTAAACGTGGAACCTAATTTTACATCTGCTTCCGGTCCCTCTGGTATATGTCGACTAGTTCCTACTGTTTGTATCTCATGTGGTTCCCACGGTTCATGTTGGGGGACTCGTGGTATAATATTAGTACCACCCTCATATGGTTCTCCAGACACCCATGATGAGGTAGCAGTTGCTTGAGTAGCTGGTCCTGGTGGATCATAAGCTACAGGAAATATTGCTTCTGCTGCATTTGATGCTTGTGGTCCTGGACCACTATTCATAAAAACATTAGCGGCTTGTTCTCTTATGTCTCCAGTGGCTGTAATACCAATAGCAGCCACAGCATTAATAGCAATATCTGATGCCGCTTGCAAATGAATCGGTCCTTCTTCTGTATGATTAACAATTCTATTAACAACTCTAAGATCATAAGATTTTTCAACTTTGGTAGTCATAAATCCTGTAATGTTAAGATCGTAGTTATTGTTTGCTACTAAATTAATATTTCTATCAGCACGAATATTAATATCGCGCCTTGCTTGCATGTTTATATCAGAGCCTGCTTTTAAATTAATACTTCCAGTTTCTGCATGAACTGACACATTAGATTCTCCATATATGTCAATGTTTCCCTCGTCACTTAATTCTATCCAAGTTTTACCATTCTTAGAAATCATATAAATGAAGCCGCTAGTTTGGTGAAGAAGAAGCTGTACTCCACTCTTAGTTCTCAGTCTAATAAGCTCTCCGCCAGTTTCTTTTTCTGGCTTATCATCCATAACAAAACTATTACCGTCAGGTGTCAGAATACCGAATGCTTTACTTGGAGATTCTCTTTGGGCTGAACTTGTACTTTGTCCTCTTTCTGCGTCTAGATCTAATCCTTGTTGTAATTTTAATCCATCTCGAAGTGGACTATATACTTTTCTTTGAGCACTATCAGGATTAAATCCATCTCTTGCATCATGTTCAATAACCGGACCTTGTTCTGGATTCAATATATCATCACTACCTGAAAATATTTTGTTTGCTGCAATTCCAGGAACCATATGATTTATATCTTGTGGAAAAAGGCAGCCAATCCATA